GGCGTTTTAGATATCGATGCCATGAGGTATCGACTTTAATCTTACGGTCCGCCACATGAGGATTATCCTCAATAGGCGCCTGTGCTAAACCATTTAAGGTTAAACGCACATCATTTAAAGGTAGTTTATCTATCTTAAAATAACCGTCTTTGGTTAATAGATCTTGATATTCCATCAAGACTAACCATTTTAAATCGGTCATGCTTCGTGCATGTTGGACACTTACTTTAAGTGCCTGCACTCGATCTATGGAATAGGTCAAATCTGACTCTTTGAGCAGAGGTAACTTTATATTCTTCGGAACGTATGAGAAAGGGAAACTAACTATATCAGTTGTCTCTTTAAACTCACGTGCAGGATTATCAATATAAGAATGGGAACCGTGTATAATTCCGGTTTTTATCCATTCAATACCTTCAAGGTATTTTGATAATTCAGAAGGTTCATAATCAAGTATATACTTGATATCCTTCATTAACCTTGCTTTAACTACAGCAAAGTCATTCAGGGGTGTTAAACTAATATAATCATATAATGACATACTAGCCCTGTGACCACCTAAATCTTCAGGTATGTGCATCTTTGCAGCATACTTGGAATGATCTTTCTCTAAAGATAAGAGAAAATGATCTAGACGTATTCTATGAGATACTTGATCCCATAAAGATACAACTGTATCGCCATTAGTAATGGCTTTCAGCTTCGGGCGCATAATAACAGATTCTTGTGTTACATTTGCACCGGCAAACTCACCTAAGTGAGGAGATATAACAGACTTAGTCATGTTTATATCTACACCAGCTCTCTTCATCCAATACATGTATTTAGAGGCTAAGTCTTTGTGTTTGATGATAACATCATCACCTAAGACTCTAAAGTTAAGTTCAGGTTTTAAACCTAAACTATAACACTGTATCCTCAGTAACACATCATGTGCTACTGTGGCTAAACCAAATGATGGTCCCAATCCTTGAGGTTGGCCTTCCACATATTTGATGTTCCTCTTCAATTCAGGAGAGTAATATTCATGATTAGTTGTCACAAGAAAGGCATCTAACATAGGTTTTGTAATCTTATTTTCAGAGTACAACCCTTTTAAAACAGCCACTTGGAAATCCAAGGGGAATCTGTCAGTAAAGCTTGAAGCGTCTAAGCTCCAAACCATATCTTCCTGGTCGATCCACTTTTTAAGTGTTGATATACCAGACCATTGATCGAAAGTTACGATTGTTGGTAAAGATTTCTGAATTTCACTTAAAACAAGTTTAAGAGGTTCATTAATAGCTTGAACCGCCAAAAATGGCGATGTAGCAGTTCTTAATTTACACCCAGGTTCCTGGATGAAATTAATTGTACCGGCAGGTCTCCTAAAAAGAAGATTGCCAGTCGATGGATGAGGTATTTGAAAATTACTTTCACCCACTATACAGGTTGACACATAATCGTGATTCTTAACTAAGAAATCACAAAATTCTATATCTGTAT